GCATCGACGGCGCAAGCCGGGATAACCGCCGCCCCTGTGGCGTAACCGATTCCCTCCAAGTCAGCACACACTCCGTCGAGCCAAGATTTGCCAACCGCTGCCGCAACTTGCTCTCCCATGACGACAGGGGGCCTGACGGCGGTGATGAGGCGATGGAAGTGGGGCCACAAGTGCCTTGGATCGTCTGTACCGGCGCCTTTGCCTGCGACGCTGAACGGCTGGCACGGGCACGATCCGGTCCAGATGGGGCGCTCATCCGGCCATCCGGCGAGGCGCAGTGCATGGCTCCATCCGCCGATGCCTGCAAAGAAGTGGCATTGAGTGAAGCCTGCCAGATCGGAAGGTTGAATATCGACAATTGATTGTGTGCTGACTTCGCCATCTGCAATCAGTCCTTTCTTGATCAGGTTGCGCAACCATTCTGCTGCATATGGATCAATCTCATTGTAGAAAGCGGCCATCCCCCTCACCCTTTCTTCACGAACTTCGCCTGCCCCTTATTAGGCTGCGCTGTGAACTGCCCATCCCGAGCCCACCCGTTCTGAAGCAGGATCGAGACAACCCGGTTGCTCATCAGCCTGTCACGCCGAGATACCTCGATCAGCATGTCGCTCAGGATCTGGCTCACGCATGTCTCCTGCTTCCCCAGAACCTTGGATAGCACCTCAGAGGTCCAAGGGTCGTCGATGAGCCTCGCCTTCGTCTCCTGTGCTGCGATGGTCTCCGCAGACCTTGTAAGCCACCACTGCTCGCCCTGCCGGTATCTGTGGACTGCCTCGCCCCATATCTGTATCCGATCCCTCTGTAGGCCCTCTGTGTCGATCCTGCCGACCTTCACGGGCCAGAACCGCCTGTTGCCGGTGTCGTCCCGCAGATAGTCCGTCCGATTGGTCGAGCCGATAAAGACGCATTGCCGGGGAAACGTGACCTCGTTCCGGCCGTAAGGCGGTCTGAAGCGTTCTTCTGATCGACTGATGAACGCCTTGACCACTTCCACCTCTGCTTTGCTCACGTTGGCAAGCTCGGCCAGTTCGATGATCCATCGCCCTCGAACGTACCCGCTGGCCTCTTTGCTGTGCATCGGAGGCAAGCTATCGCCAAAGAACTCAGGACCGGCCAGCACCTTGGCTGCGGTGCTCTTCCCAGCCCCTTGGCTGCCTTCGAGGATCAGAACACCGTCAGCCTTGCAACCGGGTTCCATGACCCTCGCAACCGCGCTGACGGCCCATTTGGTTGCGACCTGCTCGATGTAGCTGCTGTGCGCCGGATCTTCGCTTTCCACCCCGCAATAGGTGAAGAGCCATTTATCCAGCCTCGGTTGCTGATCCCATGCCGCTTCGCAGTCCTCCAGGAAGTGCTTCACCGGATTGATGATGGCGTCATAGACCACATCGTCGATCGCGTCGGCCACCTGGTTCTTGGCTGCTCTGGGAAACAGGTTCCGGTTGAACCATGCTGTCGCGCTCAAGATGTCACGATCCTCGATCTCGCGTGGCCTAAATTGCTTGTTTGCTGGAGTGCCTGGGATTGGCTTCAGCAGGATCTTGCGCCCAGTGAAACTGTTATAGGCCAGTGTCTCCGTCCATTCGCCGTGGTTGCGGATCGTGTGGGCGAGATTTGCATGGTTTGCGATCGCCCAACCCTTTGGATCGACCACCAGCTTGTCTTCCCAAGGATCGCCAAGAAACAGGGTGCGCTTGATTGGCTGTTCTTCTGGCGTGTTGCCAGCCACCTGCTTCTTGGGTTTCTTGGCTTCTAGCGCCTCTGACTTGGCGTCCAGATCGTGTTGCAAGTCTGCAAAGAAATCGTCATCATCGAAGGTATTCCCCATCACTTCCACCAATCGTCTGCGCTGACCTCATCGCCCTGACCGGCGACCGCATCTATTCCTGCCTGCTCCTTAGCCTCGATGCTGATGTCCATCGCGGCAACCAGTTCTCGCTGGGCGGCGCGGACATAGGCGACCAAGGATCTCTGAGCGTAGTTTGCTCCCGGCAAATCTCCAACTGATACAAAGTCCCGTGCCAGCCGTGCATAAAGCTCGACATAGCCGAAATATTCGTCTGCAATTTGCAGCGTGTCTTTCAAGGTGTTAAAATTAGCCATTGCCTCCGCTTCCTCCCGGTGTTGAGGCGATTGACGGCGCAGCAGACTGACCCCCGCTGCGCCGTCTTTCGTTCAGAGACTAGAACACGTCATCCGATGACATGCTGGCAGTTGCGGCGGTTGAAGGCGTTCCAAAGTCCTCAGCCTCGATGACGCCCCAATCAGTGGCGCCGGAGCCCAGAGGTTCACCCTTCCGCGTGATCCAGACGCCGTTCAATCCAGCAGCTACACCCCGGTTGCCCGCAGCATCGTAGCCGTAGAAGTTCAGCTCTGCGGCGCCGTAATTGCCGGATTGCAGATGCTCATCCGTCGCTGGCATCCTGGCTTTGCCTGCAAGAGCGCGCACCGGCTTCTTGCTGCTGGCAGATAGATACCAGTTACCCCGGAACTCATCCCCCTTCATGTACTCGCCAGACTCGGCATCCTTCTCGTCGCCGTCTCTGAGAGGATTGCGAAGACCCTTCGGCGGCTTGTCCCCGAATTTCTTGGAGACAGCCGCTTTCATCGCGGCCTTGATCGCGGCGATCTCGGTCTCGTTAGACTTTGGGATGATCAGGGTAACGCTGTACTTGGCTTCTGCGCCCTCTGCTGCGGCGCGAGGCTCAAGCAGGTGGACATAGGCGAAGCGGGCATCCTTGACGACAATGCGTGTGTTTGCGTTTTCCATTTTACCGTTTCCTTCGGTTCGACGTTTCAGAAGTCTTCAAGCTCCAGATCGGCAACCACTGCCGTATCCAGATTGATCGGGATTGATAGCTCGACCGACTTCCCTTCATATCCCGGCCAGATCCCCGTAGAGATGCAGTCGGAATATATCTTGGCGATCCTGTTCATCGCTGACCAACCAGCCGCCAGACTGTCATTGGAAAGCGTGTAACAGGCAACCGCATATGGTGGCTGCTTCTCAACAGCGATGAACGTGAAAGGCGCAATTCCGCCTTCGATCTCGGCCACGCCATCAATGTAATGAGCGGCCTGCATATAGTAGCCATATTGCCTGATGGCTCTGGCGAAAGCTTCCGGCGATGCGTCGATTGTGGTCTTTACATCGACGATGCCGCTGGCTCCGATGGCGTCGATACCGCCTTTACATCTCACCTTCGCCTCATAGCCGATCCATGTGGCTTCTACCTCTGTCCGGCATCCCGTCAGCAACTCAGCAGCGTGGGAATGCGCCCACACACTATCGCGCATCCGCAGCGCCTTATCGAGATCAGCCGCCGATATGATGGGCAGGCCGATGCTCTCCAGCCGCTCCTTTTCTGCTTTGCCTTCCTTGGTCGTCCAGTTCAATTCTTTGACGCTGAACATGCTGGCGTGAGACTTGTGCGGCTCCAGGATCATGGCGTGAACCACGGTCCCAAAGATCTGCGCTGGCGTTGGCGTCCTCTGCATCTCCATCGCCGCCTTGTAGTGTGCAGGCGAGCGAGCGATCAGTTTAGCCCCGGAGGCTGATAGTGCCTCCAGTTTGAAGTAGTCGTTTTCCATTTGTCCTCTCCTATTGCGTTGCTGCCCAGAAGGCGATCAGAGCGGCGTCTGCCCTGCCGTCATCCTTGACCCGTCGAAACAGGTGGGCATATGCGGGGAAGCACTCTGCCGCCCGCATCCTGTTTCCATCTTTGCCCTCGCGGGCGCCGACTGCTTTCTTCCACGTCTGTGGCGTCACATGCTCCACCGGGATCTGTAGGCCAGCGCATATGCCGATGCAAAGACCATAGGATTTCCCGAAGGCGAACATACTTGTGACGCCCTGCCCAGGCATCGCCCCCACCAACTCGATGATGGCTCTGTCTGGTTTGCGTGATGCAATGATCCCGGCCAGCATCTGTGGGCTGATCTCGCGCTTCATTTTGTTTCCGCGCTTGACCTCCAGCGTTGGCATATCCTCAACGTCAAGCATTCCTGTCTCTGGATTGAAGAACGCCAGCGCCCCTGATGCACCTGGATCGATTGCAAGGATCACGGCCATTCAAGCCTCACTTCAAAGCCCATGACCTTTGCGTAGGCCAAAGCTGTCTTCAGGGTGCAAGATCCAGACTTGATCGAGGCGGAATAGGTGGCGGATGAAACATCAGCCTCGTCGCAAACGGCTCTGGTGGATTTCTCCTGCCGCTTGCGCTCCTTCTCGATGATCCTGAAGAAGTCCTGCGTGGTGCGAACACGGTAGCTCATTCCTCGGCCTCCTTGGTCAACACCGGGTCAGGGATTTCCATCGCTGACCGCTTGCGCCTGTCTGTTGGTATCTTGTCCGCCTGCCACTCGCCGCACCATTGCGTCCTGGCAACCCGCGTTGGATTGGGATAGCGAAGGCAAGTCAGGGAGCCGCCTGTCTTTTCTCTTGTGAACCTGCATGTGAGGCAGGTATCTGTGTTCCGTTCCATTAGTCACTCGCTTTCTTGTAGCTGTGCTGGATGACCATCTCGATGGGCGTCATCCCTATTTCGCGCATATAGGCTGCAAGGACTGCGCTTTCTTCCTTGCGCTTTGTCTCATCCATCTTCCGCATGGCGATGATCTTGCGGATGATTTTTATGTCATAGCCGTTGCTCTTGGCTTCGGTATATATGTCTTTCACATCCTGCTTCAGAAGACTAATCTCGTCTTCCTGCTTTTCGATGCGTTCGACAATGCTTGTTAGTTGGTTGTTAGACTGATCCGACATTTCTCCCCTCCTCTTGCAACCTATCCAGTTCCCGCAGCACCAGCGCCGCGTATCCCATAATGTCCACCCAATGATCGCGTTCAAATGGATCGCCGCAGATGATGCGAGCGACCTTCTGTTGGATCAGGTGGATACTCTCACGCATATAACACGGCATCTGATCCCAATTTCTCCCCTGCTCACATAGGCGTTTCAGCGTCTGCGATGCCGTCGATTGCTCCACATATGACCCGTGAGTCGTCTCCCTCGTCGATAAGATAGTGTCTATATTCTGGTCCATGCTCAAGCTTCCATTGTTTAACGGCGTGTAAGATGGTCGTGTGGTCTCTGCCGCATAATCGACCTGTTTCCGCAAATCCGTATCCATTTGAGATAAGAGCGAACCAAGCCTCGCGTCTGAGTAGGATGTGTGGTCGTGTTCTGGATTGTCCAACAAGTTGCCTCCATGTCATCTGATGTTTACGCAAGATTGGCAGAAC